GATGGGTTTAATATTAACTTTAAAGATATTATAAAATTTAAGTGATAGAAGTTGATCCAAAGTACAACCCTATTCAAACATCAGATGCAAGGTATTATATTGTTACTGGTGGTCGTGGGTCTGGTAAATCGTATTCTATAAACTTGTTATTATTGTTGCTTACTTTTGAAGCTGGGCATACAATTCTATTTACAAGGTTTACACTATCATCTGCGTACATTTCTATAATACCAGAATTTATAGACAAGATAGAAACGCTAAACTTACAAGATGCTTTTTATATAACAAAAGATGAAATAAGAAATAAGCTATCTGGCAGCAAGATAATCTTCAAGGGGATAAAAACATCAAGTGGTGACCAAACGGCAAACCTAAAGTCTTTAACAAACGTAAGCACTTGGGTAATGGATGAAGCAGAGGAACTACAAGATAAAAGAGCATTGGATATATAATAGGTTCTTTGAAGATAAAGGTGTACAAGCTGGCACAAACACAACCAAAGGAAACACAACCTATATACACACCACATATTTAGATAACATAGAAAACCTATCTAAAAGTTATTTAGAGCAAATAGAAAACATAAAGAAACGTAGACCAGAGAAATACAAACATCAGATGCTCGGTGGCTGGTTAGAAAAAGCAGAAGGTGTTATTTTTACTAATTGGAGAATAGGACAATTTAAAAAAGTAGGTGTAAGTGTCTTTGGACAAGATTATGGATTTGCATCAGATGAAAATACATTAGTAGAAACCAACATAGATGCCACAAACAAAATAATCTATTTAAAGGAATGTTTTTACTTAAAAGGTCTTACCACATCACAAATAGCAGAACTTAACCTTAAACACGCACAGAATAGCCTTATAGTAGGCGATAGTGCCGAATTACGACTTTTGCACGAACTTAAATCAAAGGGGTGTAATATAGTCAAAGCAATAAAGGGTCAAGGATCAATTACATACGGCATAGCCTTACTACAAGATTATGATTTGATAGTAGAAGAAAATAGTATCAACCTCATCAAAGAACTAAACAACTATTCTTGGTTAGAAAAAAAGTCTAAAACACCACAAGACAAATTCAACCATTTAATCGATGCAATACGTTATTCTGTATCATATCAACTACAAAACCCAAATAGGGGTAATTACTTTATTTCATAAAAGTTATTAAATTATTTGTTGGTATGTTATTTATTTGTATATTGCGGTATATTAATCAACAAAACAGATATGAAAACACCATTAGCAAAAGCCTATGACAAATTAAGAGGATTAGACATAGAGTATAATTCAGAACTACTAACTATTATGAGTAACCTGGCATCAGAAGCATTTAGTGTAGGTTATAACAAAGCAGTTAAAAACACAAAAGAAGTATATGAAAAAGTCTACGAACTATAAAACCGAAATATTCTTAGTATTAATGTTAGCATTTAAATGCTTTAAATATATATATAAATGTATAGTAATTGTTGTGGTGCAGAAGCATCTTATTTAAGTGATGAATTATGTGGATCTTGTTTAGAACACGCAGAGTTTAACGAAATAGAAGAATAAATAAAACAGATATGAAAAAATTAATAAACAGATTTTTAGTAAAGAAAAGTATCAGACCATATAAGGTAGTACCATTAACTACTGGTGTAATTGTAGAACATTACCTTAATGGTAAATTAAAAACAGAATATTATGAGTGATTATTTAGATATAGGTAACCCAGCAAACGAACCCGAATATGAATGTTCGGAATGTGGCGAGCCAATGAGAAAACCAGGTGTCTGTAGCGGCACTTGTCACGAAGCAAGTATGATTTAATTGTTAGGTTGAAGTTGAAATTAGGTAGGCAGAAATGCTTACCTTTTTTTATTATATTTACTTTAGTATAAAAAACCATTTTAAAAACGTTATATAAGTATGAATGTCAATATTACAATACCTACAGATTTAAGTGAAATAACATTAAGGCAGTATAAACACTTTCTTAAAATTCAAAAAGGTGTAGATGATGAAAAGTTTCTAAATGCAAAGATTATAGAGATATTTTGCAAGATGTCGCTTGATGAGGTGATGAGATTAAAGTTTAATGATAGTGAGTTTATAGTAAAAACACTTACTGAAATGTTTGAACAAAAACCTAATCTAGTTACAAGTTTTAAACTAGATAAAGTAAATTACGGGTTTCATCCACAACTAGATGATTTAACATTAGGTGAGTATATAGACTTGGATACTTTTATAGGTGATTGGGAAAATATAGAAAAAGCTATGGCGGTTCTATATAGACCAGTAGTAAACAAGATAAAAGATAAATACATAATAGAAGATTACAAAGTAGGTAAGGATCAAGAAATATTAGATATGCCTATGGATGCGGTATTATCATCAATTTTTTTTTTGTGGAATTTAGGGATAGACTTGTCAAAAGCTATGATGAACTATTTGGACAAGGAACAAACACAAGCCTTGACTCAGTATCTAACTTCACAACCAAATGGGGGTGGTATAACTCAATTTACGGACTTGCTCAAGGAGACATTACAAGATATGAAAATATCACTAAACTAGGAGTACACGAGTGTTTTATGATGTTATCCTTTATGAAAGACAAAGCAGAAGTAGAAGCAAAAAGAATTAAACAAAATTTTAAATGAGCAATCAAGGAGTAAGAGGGTACTACCAATTAACCTCAACAATAGAAGAACAACTACTAGCAGATGTAAACAACAATACTGTTTCAATAGGTGATATTAGTAAACTAAACCTAAACAAGCAAGACATATTTCCATTGGCACATATGATTGTAAATAGTGTTTCAGTAGAAGAAAATGTGTTGAGGTTTAATATTAGCATACTAGCTTGTGATATAGTAGACCAATCAAAGGATGTAACAACAGATAGATTTACTGGTAACGATAATGAGCAAGATATTCTAAACACACAGCTAGCGGTCTTAAATAGGCTTATACAACGTTTAAGAATGGGTTCACTACATACAGATATGTACCAACTAGATGGTAACCCAAGTTTAACACCTTTTAATGATAGGTTTGAAAATCAACTTGCTGGTTGGTCATCAACTATGGATATACTAATTTACAACGATATATACATCTGCTAATGAAACTAAACAACGTAGATGATGTTTTACAAGCATTTGCACAATATGTAGTAGATGCATCAAAAGACAATCTAAAAAATGATGTAAATAAATTTGGTGGTAACAAAGCTGGTGGTGATTTAGATAATTCTATTTCATACACATTTGACAAAAGACAGGATCTATTTTTGTTAGATTTTCTAATGGAAGATTATGGAACTTTTGTAGATAAAGGTGTGAGGGGTAAAACCTCAACATATCCAGAAACACAATCTGCTTTGTCAAAGTATCAATATGGTAGTGGGAATTTTCCAAAAGGTGGTTTAAGAAATGGAATTAGGGGTTGGTTAAAAAAGAAAAGGTTTCAGTTTAGAGATAAAAAAGGTAGGTTTATGAGTTATGAAAGTATGACTTATTTAATTGCAAGAAGCATATATAACAAAGGTTTAAAAGCAAATCTATTTTTTACAAGACCATTTGAATTAGGTTTAGAAAATTTACCAAGACAATTAACAGATGCTTTTTCATTAGACATAGAAGAAGCTATAATATTAGGATCAAAAAAATAAGATATGGATTGGACATTAGAGATAGCATTTCACTACCCACATAATAGGTTTGCACTAGGTTGGGAATTTATAAACGCTGATAAAGAATACAACTACAAGACTATAAAACTTTATTTGTTTATAGCTACACTAACACTAGATTTTTAAGATGGCAAATATAGCATTAAGAAACCCGCAGTTTAAAAAAATAACAATACAAGCATCTGGTACTTTGTCTGTATCTGGTACTTTGTCTGTTGTATGTGAGGTGTCAATAGATACTATTTTACGTTACACTTTGATAAAAAACGTAGAACCAAGTACAACGATAAATTTTGATGTAGCAGAACTTGCAAGAGATTACATTGAGATAGAATACCAAGCAGACTATATACCACAAAAAGTTGCTATTGAAACTATAATAACACCATACGATGGTTTAAATGGTACTGGTAATTCTTTGCCTTTATTAGCAGTTACTTACAATGATGTGGGGTTTGAAGCCTATGGTGAATTTACAGAGGGTGTAAACCCAGAAGTACCTTTTGGTAGAAGTTTACCTACTTTGTTAATTCCAACAGATGATGATGATGAGTTTACAATATTAGCACCAAATAATCAAGCTGGTAAAATACCATACCTAACAAGCACATTTAGAGGTGCAGATGCATATACGGGAACAGATACAAGCGTAACAATACAAGGGGTGGATTGTACCATAAAAAGAATTGACTGCACAAAGTATGGTGATGGTAACAGAATTATATACATAAACAAATATGGTGCGCAGCAAGACTTGTGGTTTTTCTTAAAACAAACAAGAAACATAGCAAGAACAAATGAGGGTTACAAAGCA